GACCCCCTGGGGACCCCCGGGAGGGTCCTGGGGACCCTGGGGACCCCCTGGGGGAAGGGTCCCGGGGGTCCCGGGAGGGTCGACCGGTCGGAGGGTCGACCGGTCGGGAGGTCGGACGCGACCACGACGAACGAACGCGCAGTGTGCACAACACGACCCCGACCCCCCGCAGGGAGTCGGGGTCGTGTTGATAGGCGACTATCAGTCGTCGGTCTGTACGGTCCCGCAGTCCACACACCTGCGCTCGACCGGACCGTGACCGCTCGTCTCGGTCGATCGTGCAGGACGCTCGACCTCGCGTACGTCGGGTGACCCACACCGTTGACAGGTCATCGGACGGACCGAACGATGTGCGCGATCATCGCGAGCGCGGTTCGTTCCTTCCATGAACCGCGGAGGACCGCGGCGATCGCGTCGACCGCGTCAGTGTCACGCTGCGCGGCGATCACACTGTCGTCCGCGGCGGTGACCATTTCGACAGTCCCGTCGAGATGTAACTGCACTTCGAGCTCATGCGGATTCACTTCACTGCTCCCTTCGGATTGTTTCGTCGACGCGGGTCAGTAACGCTTGTTCGTTCGGTGTGCGGTCATCGACGGTGTACCCGAGGTCCGCGAGCGTGCGCAGGTCCTCAGCGGGGACGAGGACGTACCGCTTGCCGTCCCCCGCTGTCCCGATCGCGTACGCGCTCACGTGACCAACCCCGCGAGTCGCTCCTGCGTCGTCTCGCTGATCGCGTAGGTACCGACCTGCCCGATGAACGTGACACGGAGCTGCTGGCCGGCGTTGACGAGCGCGACGATGGTCGCTTCCGCGGACGCGGACTCGCTCGCCATGAACCGCTTGACCGCGGTGATCCTGCCGTGGTCACCGAGTGACGCGACGATGATCGCCGCGTTGTCGTATCGACTTGCCATGTCATTCCCTTTCGTTGGTGTGATGTGCGACGAACGTCGCGCCGAACCCACCGTCTCCCGACGGTGCGCTCGACGTTCGTTCGTCAGCGGTACCAGCTGCTGATCCGGTCCACCGCGACCTGACGGAACAGTCGCGCGAGGTCCGTCGGGTCCTCGATGTGCGCGACGTACTGACAACCGTGGTCCTGCGTCGCGCTCGTCCCGAGGAGAACACACATGGTCGTCACACCCGACTCTGCGAGTGCGACGATCGTCGCGTCGTTGTCGGTCGAGTACCAATCACCGTCGGTCAACACGATGAACAACCGGTTCTTGGCGGACGCTCCTGCCAGGACCCTCCACGCTTCGTGGATTGCGGTCTTGGGTTGCGTCCCACCCTGCGACGACGGGACGAACATGCGACCGTCGGGTCGATCCCCCGGAGCTGCGAGGAGACGGTGCGGTCCACTGTCGAACGTGACGACAGTGATGGTCCCTTCGAGGTCGTCGATTGCGTGCCGGATCGCGTACGTCGCTTCCCCGAGTGCGTGACACTGTTGGTGCATCGACCCCGACACGTCGAGGAGAAGAACGACCTCCAACTCGGCGGCGTCCATCATCCCCGGTTCGTACCGGTCGAACATTGCGTCGGGTTCGGTCGTCGGGTTCAACAACCTGCGGACGTTCAACTTGCCGGAGTCGGTACGCCGGTTCCATCCGGGTTCGGCGTCGTTCTTCAGGTCCATCAACGCGTCGCTGACCTCGCGGTGAAGCTGACGTGCCGTGTCGGTCGGTTCGTCGTACCGTCCTTTCGCGTCGTCACCTTCTGCGATGTCACCGGGTCGTCCGTACTCGACTGCGTCGGTGATCGAGTCGAGCTCGTCGGCGGCGGACTGGTCGTTGCGGATGATGTCTCGCGCTGCGTCCTTCAACGCTTTGCGGATCGTCCCCCGGGTCAGCGGTTCGCTCGGGGTGTCACCTGCACCCGCTCCACCTGCGTCGGCGTCGTCCCCACCTTCGGGGGTCTTGTCGGTCGCGCTGGTGTCACCTGCACCCGACCCGTCTCCGTCTCCGTCGTCGTCGTCGTCGTCCGCGTCGTCTCCGTCGCTCGCGTCGTCGTCGTCGTGTGCGTCGTCGTCGTCGGACTCAGCTTCGTCGGCGGTCGGGTACGGAGTGCCGGTCGGGTCGTCGGTGGTGGGTTCACCGCCGTCCATGACGACACACGTACCGTTCGACGGCGGCGGCGGGTTGTCCTCGAACATGCGATGCAGTTCCTGCAACAACTCCCACGCGATGTCACACTCAGTGTCACCGGGATCGGTGAGACGTTGGTACTCGCCGACGATGCGCGTCACTTCGTCGGTGTCGTGCTGACCGCGGGTCGCGATCATGCGCGCTTTCGCGACTGCGCGGACCGAGTCCGGCAACCACGTCCGTCCTGCCATCAACAACCACGCGCTCTCGTCATCGGCGACGAGGTGATGTCCGAGTGCGGCGGTGAGGTACCCGGTCCACGGTGCGAACCGAGCGAGGATCAGTCGCTCCTGCCGTTGGTCCTCGACGATGTTGTGCATCGTCGCGATCCCCTTCAGGTACGCGCGGTCCGACTCAAGGACCCGGTACATGAGCGTCGATGTGCGACGCGGTGAGAACAGGACGTGACCAAGCTCATGTGCGTTCGTCCCCAACCAGACTGCGATGGCGGCGCGGTCATCGAGGTTCGGCATCCGGTTGTAAGCGAACGCGACCTTGTCACCTTCGAGTGTCGTCCACGCGGGTGCCGGACCTGCGTTGACGACTGCGACACTGTCGAGGTCGACGGACAGAATCTGGTCGGTGAGTCGAAGCTCACGTGCCAGACGCTGGACTCTGAGTAGTTCGTAGGGGGACACTTCGTCGAGGTCGACGAGTGTGCTGCCGAGTCGTTGATCGTTCTTCATGGTGTGCGTTTCCCTTCGTTGATAGTTGACTATCAGGACAGACAGAGGTCGGCGCTGATCGCGTCGATGTTCGCTTCCATCGCTCGTGCGACCGGACCGCGCTCCTCGTGTGCGAACCGGTTGACGAACAGTCGAGCTGCGAGCGTCATCCCGAACCTGCCAGCGTGACGCTCGAACTCCATGAGCGCGTTCGTGCTGACCGGTGTGCGAATCTCCGCGAGTGACCTCATGTTCTCGGCGAGGTCGAGGAGTGTGCTCGAGTCACACAACTGCTCCTCAACTGCGCGGTCGTAATCCCAATCAAGCTGGATTGCGAACCGGTTTTGGAACGCTTCGTTCAACCGGACTGCACCCTGGTACCGAGGGTTGTGCGCGCTCCCGAACAGTGTCGGTTGCGGGTCACCGAGTCCGCCCGCTCCGGCGATGATCGTCTCCCCGTTCTCGGGGACCGACATGCGCCGGGTGACCGCGAGGAGCTGGTGGAACCCTGCGGTGATCCGCGGATGTGCGAGTGACGCTTCGTCGACGAGTCCGGTGCCTCCGTACCGAACGACGAGCGTCAGGTCACCGTCGACGAACTCGACTGCGCCATCGGGACCGATGGTCGTGCGTCCGAGGATCGTTCCGATGTCCATTGACGCGTTGCATTCCACCAACGCGAACGGGAAGCGTCGCGCTGCGGCGTGCGCTCGGAACAGTGTCGTCTTGCTCGACCCGGTGGGACCGGCGAGGAGGACGTTCTCTCGCTCCTCGATTGCGGCGTCGAGTAGGTCGAAGTCGTCGAGACCCTCGATGTTGCGGTGGACGTACGCGTCGGCGAGTCGCTCATCGGGGATGAGTGCCTCCACTCGGTCACGTACGTCGGCGGGGACGGTGTTGATGTCGAACGTAGGAACAGTCATTGCGTTTCTCCTGTGTGTGTGTGATGTGCGACGAACGTCGCGCCGAACACACGTCGACAGATCGCGACGTGTGCTCGACGTTCGTTCGTCGTTACAGACCCCTCATGTCGGCGCGCTTGGCGACGGGACGCTTGGACCCGTTCGCTGCGGTCGACTTCGTGGGTGCGGGTGTCGACGGTGCTTTCGCTTTCGCTGCGACCTTCGACCGTGCGGCCTTCGCTCGGAGCTTCTCGACGTGTGCGATCACCTTCGTGAGCGACGCGTTGAGCTTGTCGAGGAGGTCGGTGTCGGTCGTGTTACCGATCGCTGCGATCAACTCCTTGCCACCGTTCGCTCGGAGGTCGAGGAGTAGATCGACCTGCTTCTGCGACGGTTGCGTCGCGCTCGCTTTCGACTTGGGGACTTTCCCCTGCGAGATTGCGATGTTCTTCCGAACCTGCGCGACGGTCACCTTGTTCGGACCGAGGGTCTTGCTGATGTCTTTCAACATCTTCTCGGCGGCTGACGTGTTGCCATCCGACGCGATGAGGACCATCGCTTCCCGGTGTGCGGAGAAGCTGACGTTCGGGACTCGCTTGGACGCGGGCCACCGTTGCGCGGTGTCTCGGTACAGGCGGAGTGTGTTGACTCGGAGGTTTCCGAGGACACCTTCCTGCGTCGCTTCGTCGATGATGACCTGGAAACCGCCGGCTCCCTTGGGGATCGCCGCGGCGAGTGCCTCGGCGAGCTCCCATCGGTCACCTTCGGTTTGTACGTCGCGCATCTTGTCGAGGACACCGGCCATTTTCGCTTTGTCGATGCCGTTGTTCGTCGGTGTTGCTGACATGGTGGAACCTTTCGGTTGTGCTGATGTCGTGAGTCCGTCACGACGCGGGAGACATGAACGTCTCGCGCAACTCACGACCGATCGCTCGGTCGTGTGCTGCGCGTTCGTTCATGTCGACGACCGTCAGGATGTGGACGCTTGCCAGCGTTCGGTCGTCGTCTGCGTTTTGCGTCAGCCCCTTGTCATCGGTTCGACGGGTGGACGTGTCGTTTGCCATCTTCCGATGCGCCACGGGTTCTGTCTCCGTGTCCTCGACCGTTGCCCGACTGCCCTGATGTGAAAGGGGATCGGGTCGTGAGGTTCGTGCGTTCTGCAAACGATTCGCTTCACTCCACCGTTATGAACTTCGAGCGTTGTGCGTTCTTACCGACTGACGCTCTCGCTTCCCTGTATCCCTGCGGCTCCCGGGGGAGTCCTCGCTTGACCGTGGGGTTGCGTCTGCGCTCTGTGTCGAAACACTCCGCTCGCTTGTGTGGATTGCCAGTCCTATGTCGATGACCGTCGGGTCGGCGGCGGAGGCGATCAACCTCCTCATCCCTGTACCGGGGACCGTCGAGCGCGATGTGCGCTCTCATACACCGTGTGCGACGTGCGTCGCTCCCAGGTGCGAACCGGGATCGAGTCCGGGGGACTCTCATACTCGGAGGGTCCCGGGGGACCAAGCGAGCGAACCTCAAGTGTATCACCGGTGATAGTCAACTATCACCCGGGGGGACCCCTAGTCCCGTATGGGTTGTGGGGTCGCCTATAGGTAGGAGGGTCCGAGGTCCCCCCGGGAGGGTCCCGGGACCCGACCCCCTACCCGATGTCCCAGAGTCCCAGCGCGCCGCGAACGCGTACCGGTCGACGTGTGCGGCGCGGGTCCTCGAGGACCCAGTGCCAGTGACCCGGTCGCGCCCACTCGCTGCGGGAATCTCTGACGACATCGACAAGACGGACCGTGGCGATCACGAGACCGCGGACGTGACAGAGCTCGTCCGCAGGGTCCCACCATTCGGCGTCGACGTTCGGGTCCATACGTCCGGCGTGGATCGCGAACCGTTCACCGATCGCAATGGTCGGTTCCCAGGTTCGGTTCTCTACGTCTTTCGTTCCGCGCGCGATGAGTCCCGCCCACGGTTGACGTACGGTCAGTGCTTTCATACCCGCAGCTTACCGTACTTAGAGGACTAACGGACGCACCAGATAGCCGCCTATCAGTCGTCCTCGACAGGGAACTGCAAGCGCAGGACCCGCGCTCCCGACTGTCCCGCTTGACCCTTCAGCTGCGACCCCGCGTCGAGCCAGCGCGCGGACACGGCGGACACGTCGTCGATGTCACCGCCGATCACGACGACGAACCCTCCCCCGCCGCCCATCTCCAACGCGAGCGTCTCGTGACGCAACAGGTTCGACGCGCTCACCGTCAACCCGTCGTCGTCGCCGTACTGGACATCGCGCCAGCAGGTATCGAGCGCAGTCAGGTCGAACGTCAACCCGCGGGGTGCGACCGGTCGACGTTCCGCGAGCACGTCATGCGAATCTGGCATGTAGAACGGACCCGGGTCGTGTTCACGGCGCAGCGTCAAGTAGCACAGACCGTTGTCGTCGGGACGCACCGGGCCGTACACGCGGTGACGGTCGACGTACCGCACCATCCCCTTCGACATGCGCGACCGACCGATGATGCCGCCACCACCGACGATGACCTGGAACTGCGAGACATCGTGGAAGTGCGACGCGATCACCGACCCGTTCGGTTGCTTCAGCGCCTGCACCTGCGGACCCTTGGTGTCGGGGTCGAGGTCACCGGCGAGCATCGCACGGTCGAACCGTTCGATCGGCAGCTTGAACTCGGGGAAGTGCAGCCATTCCATCCGCCGTACGCTACCGACCTATGACGACTCACAACATTGCTGCACCGCTCGAGACGCTCGCCGCGCCCGTCACGAACCTCACCGAACTACCCGGCAACCCGAGACGTGGCGACATCGACGCCATCGCTCGTTCGCTGCGCGTGTTCGGTCAGCGCAAACCGGTGACCGCCCGGGTGACCGGCAGGGACGAGAACGACGACCCCGTCGGGTACGTCACCGCCGGGAACCACACACTGCACGCTGCCCGCGACCGGCTCGGGTGGTCGCATCTGGCAGTCGTGTGGATCGAGGAGGACGAGACGACCGCGAACGCGTGGGCACTCGCCGACAATCGGCTCTCCGAGATTGGCGACAACGACCCCGACGAGCTCGCTGCGCTCCTCGCGCAGATCGCCGAGGACGGCAGTCACGAGCTGTTCGCCGCGACCGCCTACACCGACGACGACCTCGCTGCACTCCTCGCGTCGTCGATGCCGCCACCGGGTGACGCACCGCTGACCGATTTCCCCGAGCAGTGGGGCGTCATCGTCGAGGTCGACAACGAATCCGAGCAGGTCGAGCTGCTCACCCAGCTGTCTGCCGACGGCTATCGCGTGAGGGCGATGATGTGAGGGCCGACGTGACCGTCTCCGTCGACATCGAGCACACGCCGCGCATCCTTCAGACCGGCGCGATGTTCGACGTGCCACCCGACACGCACATCTCCCGGTCGTGGACCGCGGACCTGCCGATCGAGGACCAGCCCTGGTCAGTCGGCCTGATCGTCGGTCCATCCGGTGCCGGGAAATCGTCAGTCGCTCGTCGCTGCTTCACCGTGCAGCCCACCCCCGAATGGCGTGACGACGCCAGCGTCCTCGACTGCTTCCCCGACGACATGTCGATCCGGGCAATCATCGACCTGCTGACGAGCGTCGGGTTCTCGTCACCGCGTGCGTGGATGCGGCCCTACTCGACGCTCAGTACCGGCGAGCAGTTCCGTGTCGACTGCGCTCGTCGTCTTGCCGAAGCGCCCCCCGGGGAGATTGTGACCATCGACGAGTTCACGTCCGTCGTCGACCGGCAGGTCGCGCAGGTCGCGTCATCGACGGTTGCGAAAACGGTCCGCCGGCAGGGACGCCAGCTCGTCGCCGTGACCTGTCATTACGACGTGGTCGAGTGGCTGCAACCCGACTGGATTTACCAACCGCACGCAGAGCACTTCACCTGGAGGTCGGTTCAATCCCGACCGCAGTTGGAGCTTGGCATCTATCCAATCCATCGCTCCGCGTGGCGAGTGTTTGCGCCGCATCACTATCTGAGCGCCAAGCTGCACCCGGGAGCGCAATGCTTCGGTGGGTTCATCAACGACGAGTGCGTCATGTTCATGTCGTTCCTGCACTTCATGCACCCGCAGGCGAAGAACCTGAAGATGGGTCACCGGCTCGTCGTGCTCCCCGACTGGCAGGGGCTCGGTCTGTCGGAACGCATGGGCGAGACGATGGGGCAGTACCTCTACGAGCAGGGGTACCGGTACCGGGTCGTGACCGCGCACCCGGCACTCATCCGGAGCCGCTCGAGGTCGCCACGGTGGAAGCTCGTCAGCGGCGGTCCGGGTCGGCGCCTGCACTCGGACTCGACGGTGGAGCGGTGGCGGAAGGCTGCGCTTGATCCTCGCCGGTACAACACGTACTCGTTCGAGTATGTGGCTCCGCAAACAGTGCCGCCAGCTCCTCCCGATCGCGGGGGTGTTGACCGTGCAGGTAGTGGAACTGCTCTCGATCGTTGACGTGCGGGAACGGGACATCGGGGACCGGTGCGTTCAAGAATCCGCACAGCGGTGCCCACCCGTCGGTCACGTCGTGCACCAGGAGCCGACGTGATGGGACTCCGTCGATCACGGCAGCGTTGTGGGCTTGATAGGCGGCTATCACGTCGGCGCGGGTGAGCGTGTCGAGTGGTCGTCCGAAGCTGCGCTGCTCGACGACCTCGACGACGAAGCGTCGGAGTGCGACGACCCACGGTGTGCGCGCTGGTCGGTGTGCACGGCGGACGACTTCACCGACGGTGTCGTCGAAGCTGTCCCACCACCGGTCGGGATCGCGCACACTGAGGACGACGTACGCGTCGGGGTACATGGCGGTCAGCTCACGCCAGTAGGTGCACGCAGGCCAGTCGACGGTGGCGCGGTACCCGTCGAGGACGTGCAGGTCACCGTGCCGCCAGCGTTCCATGTGGTCGTCCTGGTAGGCGGCGTACATGTGGTAGCAGGGGTCGTAGCCGAGCGTCTCGAGCGCGTGCTTGAGCGACAGTGTGCCTGTGCGACCGAATCCGGCACCGATGACCTGCATGTGTTTCCTTAGTTGGCTTACGACCGGTAGTGCTGCTACCCTGCCGGTATGACTACTGACAACAGCAAGACCAGGAATCGTACGAAGCCCGATACGACCGGCCTCGTCGGCATCAACGTGCTGATCCCCGAGGCGTTGCACAAGCGTGTGCGGGTCAAGTCCGTCAACAATGGTCTCACGATGACCGACGCTATCGAGCAGGCACTCAAGGCATGGCTGCGATGAGTAACGAACTGCGCGGTCTCCGTGACCGCGAGAGACAGCTCGTCCGTGGGCTACTCGCCGCGGGCTGGACGCTGCATCGGCAGGGGAACAAGCACTTCCGACTCCGGCATCCCGACGGTGTGCACGGCGTGACGTTCGGCGGTACGTCGTCGGACAATCGTTCGTGGTTGAACTTCCGTGCGGACATACGTCGCGTCGAGCGAGCCGTCGCTGCGGAGGCAGCGTCGTGAGGGGCTGGTGGGGGATGGCGTGCTGGAACGGTCTGAGCGCCGACCAGCAACGACGACTCGTCGAGTGGGGCAACCTACCCATCGGTTACACGCCGGATGGCGCCTGCGAGTCAGGCGCGGAGGTCGCGGTCGAGACGCAGCACGACACCGCGCACGGACCCCGGTTCTACTGTCGGGCGTGCGCGGTCGCGTACCTCGACGAGCGGTAGTCAGCCCTCGTCAGGATTGGCAGGGTTCGGATCGTCCGAGCTCTGCTGCTGTGCGAGCTGCGCCTCAGCTTCCGCGCGGGCCTGTTCTTCACTGAGGTCCGGGCCGACGACGATGTACCCGGTGGGGGTATCGCCGGGCTGCGCGTCGGTGTGCGGGCCGGTGAGGATGACGCGAGGAGTCTCGCCGCTTTCGGTGACCTGCGGGGTCACGTCAGCGGTCGGCTCGTCGGAGGGCTGCTCGCCCTCATGCTGCTCAGGATCGTTCTGCTGCTCAGTCATGCAGCGACGGTACTACTGCTGTGGCGGCTGCGGCTGCGACGAGCCCGACGACTGCGTCGGCGACGGCTGTGGCTGTGTCGTGAACTGGCCCCCCGTGGTGTCGGACGGCTGTGGCTTGTCCGACGACTGCGACTGCGACTGCGCCTGCATCTCCTGGGCCTGCTTCTCCTGCTCCTTGACCGCGTCGGCCTGCGCCTCGTTCTGCGCGTTGACCTGCTGCTCGCGGAGACGGGCCAGCTTCTCGTTGCGCTCGTCGTCGGTGAGGCTGCGGTCGCGCTCGAGCTCGTCGACCTGCTCCTGGTACTGCTGTGCGGTCATGTTCTCACCCATGATGGGCTCCTCTGTGTCGTGGACGCCGCTGACGGTACCCCTGATAGTCGTCTATCACACTGGCTGACCTGCACTGCGTTACCCTCTGCGAGCAATGGGTGACTACGTGACCGACTACGGCCTCGTCGTGACCGACCGCCGCCACAAGCGCGAGGACCCCCGGTCGTGGCCTCCGAACGACAACGGCCCCGGGGTCAACGTGCCGCCGCGGACGGTCGGTCCGACGAGCAGCGAAGGCTTCGGGAACACGCACGTCATGTACCCGTCGACCACGACGACCGCGACGCCGTACTCACCGGTCGTCGCACCGCAGGTGATGCCGTGGTCCGGATGGCCCGTCGAGTGGGACACCCCGAACTGGGGGAACGGCGCACGCGGACTGGGCGACATCATCAACCGCGTCTCGGTCGTGTTCGGCGCCATCGACCTCAACGCGTCGATCCTGTCGACGATGCCGCCGTACCGCGTGCGCGACAACAAGGTCATCGAGCCGGTGCCGTGGATGCTCAACCCGCAACCCGAGGTCTACACCGGGTGGACCGAAGCGATGAAGCAAGTCATCATCGCCTACTTCTCCGGCGAAGCGTTCCTGTGGGCAACGTCACGCAACCCGAACGGCACGGTCCGCACCTGGGTGATGCTCAACCCCGGATGGGTCGATGTCGACATGGTCGGCCAGACCCGTCGGTACGAGATGGGTGGCATCGACATCACCGACGACGTGCTGCACATCCGGTACTCGTCATGGCCCGGTGACGCCCACGGACACGGCCCGCTTGAGGCGTTGGCGCTCAACCTGTTCGGCGCGGCGGCGTTGGAGAAGTACCAGTCGACACTCTCGATGCGTGGCGGTATCCCGTGGGGTGTCCTCAGCGCGCCGGGGAACCTGTCGGAGACGCAAGCGACAGCGATGCGCGACCGGTTCGTGCAGTCACGCATGTCGGCCATCGGTTCCCCTGCGGTCATGTCGGGCGGCGTGACACTCACGCCGTTCTCGCTCAGTCCGAAAGACATGGCGCTCCTCGAGCTGCGGCAGTTCGACGAAGCACGATGCGCGGTCCTGCTGTCGGTCCCGCCGACACTGCTCGGCCTCCCGACCGGCGACGGGTCGTTGACGTACCGCAACGCGGAGGGCATCTATGACTTCCACTGGCGTGCGTACCTACGTCCGAAGGCGGCGACGATCATGGAGGCCGTGTCGAACTGGGCGCTGGTGCCCGGCGAACGCGCCGAGCTCAACCGCGACGAGTACGTGCGTCCTGCGTTCAACGAGCGTGTCACCGGGTGGACTGCGCTGCACGGCATCGTCGACCCGGTGACCGGCAAGCGTGCGATCACCGTCGAGGAGATTCGTGCTGCGGAACGTCTCGAAGGCGCGAGCGCAGAGATTCCGAAGTCGACACCACGGGCCGATCCGCTGACCGCACAGGTCGGTGCGCCGTCGATGGTGCAGGCCCAGCTGATGACGGTGAACGAGGCACGCGCGGACTACGGGTTGCCGCCGCGTCCTGATGGCGACCGGATGATGACACCGGCGGAGATTGCGGCACTCAAGGGCACGAACACGCCGCCGGGTGGTCCGTCGTGAGCCAGGACGACCTCGTTGCTGACGCGCTCGACTCGGTCGTCGAGTTCGACCCTGACACACCGACGCCTCAAGCCGAGGCGCTCGGCGAGTACGTGTTGAACTTGCCGCGAGGCGTGCACTTCGACCTCACGCAAGTCTCGACTCTGGAACTGTTGGACGAGCTGCGACGCCGCGTGCTCGGAGGGAGTGGACATGACTGACGGACCGTTCCTGCGCGCGTACCCGACGCAGATCGAGCAGACGGGACCACGCCAGCTGACTGGCCGGCTCGTCCCCTACGACCTCCCGACGCAGGTCCTCGACATGCTCCCCGACGGCGGGATGGACACGTACACCGAAGGGTTCCGTCGTGGTGCGTTCTCACCGCAGGCCGGGTCGAAAGCGAAAGGTGTCATCAACAAGATCGGGTTGGTGCACACGCACGGTCCGCACGGACTCGGATACCTCGGTCCGTTCGTCGGACTGCGTGAGGAGGACGACGGGCTGTACGGCGACGCGCGCATCCTGCCGTCACTCGAAGGCGATGTCGGCATGTTGCTCGAGAACGGCATCGACGAACTGTCGGTCGAGTTCCGGTTGCCGCGTGCCGACCACACGGTCGAGGTCGACGGCGTGAAGTGGCGGGTACGCGCACATCTCGATCAGGTGGCGCTCGAACCGAAGGGTGCGTACGCGACCGCGCAGGTGCTCGCGTACCGGTCCGAGATGGACGAGCAGCAACGCGAGCAAGCCGAACGTGACGCCGCCGAGAAGGTCGAGCGGGAAGCTGCCGAGGCTGCGGAAGCGGAGAAGCAGGCAGAGCGGGACCGCGTCGCGGCAGAGGCGGAGGAGGCGGCGGAACGTCGCCGCGAGTTCGAGAAGCTCGCCGCGCGTGCCGACGAGGAAGTCGCCAAGCAACAGCAGCTCGTCCGTGAGTACGGCGTGACCCAGCCGGGCGGCTTCCGGAGGCAGGACTGATGCCGCCGACCGATACCGGCACGAAGGTCACGTCGATTGAGTCGCCGATCGTCCACCAGATCGCGGTGCCAGCGGCGTGGCATCTCGGAGGGCACGGTGACCCGGTCGCCGAGTTCGACTACTTGCAGCTTCGACTCCACGAAGATGGCACGGTTACATGGGTACGCGACGCACCGACCAAGGGAGACTGACGACATGCCTACCACCACGATGACGAAGGACTACCTCGGTCGGCCACTGGTCAACGCGACCCCGGGTACGAGCCAGGCGACCGACTCGATGGGTCGGGCAGTTGTGGCTGGCAACAAGGATTACCTGGGGCGTTCGCTCGTCGCCTAGACGCGCAGCTCTGATAGTCGCCTATCATCTCGCCTCGAGCAGAGGTGACGACTCTCGACACCCGCAGCACCACGGACTCCCGGTAGCTCCGGCTCCGTCCCTGCGGGCCGACCCGCCCGACGCCTAACCCACCATCACTGGGCCACGGCACATCGGTTGCTGGGTCCGCGTCACCGGGAGGCACCATGCCCCACGCACTCGTCGAGGACTACATCCGCGAACGCGACGACCTCGTCAACACCGTCAACGTGCTCAAGAACAACGCCGCCGACCGCGGCAAGGACCCGACTGCCGACGACCTCGAGATGATGACGAAGTCGTACGCACGCATCGACCGGCTCGACGAGATGATCGCCGTGCTCGGACGCGACACGACGATGGACCAGGAGACGCGCGACAAGCTGCTCTCCCCGACGCCGGGTCCGCCGTCGGAGGTCATGTACCGCTCGGGTGGCGAGATGCTGTGGGACTGCCTGCACGGCACGTTCGGCAGCTCTCACGACCACGACGACCAGGACGCGAAGCGTCGCTGGGACCTCGTGATGAAGCGTGCCGCCGAGCACATGGGCACGAAGGCATCGAACACGACCCCGGTCGCGGGCGATGTCGGCGGTCTGTTCGTCGCACCCATCGTCGGTCCGGTCATCGACCTGTCGCCGAAGGGTCAGCCGTTTCTCTCGGCGATCGGGCGGCAGCAGGCACCGAACGCGCTGACGTTCTCGCGTCCGCGCATCGTCGACCCGAACCTCAAGACAGGCGGCGCGGCCCAGCAGACGTTGGAGAAGGCCGAGCTCGTCTCCAAGAAGTTCGACATCAAGGTCGACAACCTGTCGCTCAACACGTACGGCGGCTACCTCAACGTGTCGCAGCAGCTCATGTCGCTGCAACCGGCGGGGTGGAACATCATCATCAGCCAGCTGCAACGTCGTGTCGCGTGGCAGGGTGAGGCAGCGGCGCTCACCGCCCTCGCGTTGACGACGGCGAAGGTCACGCTCGCGGCGGGAGCGACTGCCGCAGTGACGATCAAGGCGTTGTACGACGCGGCGGCGCTCGTCTACACGAACACGTCGGAGCTGCCGACGTGGATCACGTACGGACCCGCGGGCTGGGCGATGCTCGGCTCGCTGGTCGACTCGGCGGGCCGTCCACTGTTCCCGTACCTGGGGGCGGCGAACGCGATCGGTACCGCGTCACTCGACAGCTTCAACCTCGGTCCGCTCGGGTTGCAGTCGATCCTCACGCCGGCCATCACCGACACCAAGATTTACGTCGGCAACAGCTCGGCGCTCGAGGCGTACGTCTACCCGTTCCCGGTCCTCGAAGCCGTCGAGCCTGCACTGCTCGGTCGTCAGGTCGCGGTCGCTGAGGCGATCGCGTTCTACCGGCCCGTGACGAACGAGACAGGGCCGGTCAGCAACGGCGCTGTGCTTGTCGGTCCGTAACACGACGTGGGTGGGGCGGCGGTAACCACCTGCCGCCGCCCCACTCGCACACGGAAGGACACGACATGAGCATGAGCATGGACGAGGTACGGCGGGCACAACTCGGACTCGGCTACTACGACGCGAGCTACGACCCGAGCGTCTGGACGCCGGACCCGACACTCGCGACGCTCGCACCGAACACGCGGGTGCAGAACTCGGCGGCAGCGACGATCACGTTGACCGGTACGAACTTCGCGACCGACGCGGTCGTCGTCGTCGACGGCGTCGTCGCGGGTGGCACCCGGGTGAGTGCAACGTCGATGACGTTGAGCTACGCACCGGGTCCGATCGGCTCGGGCAGTCGGGCGTTCAAGGTCCGCAACGTGTCGGTCAACGAGGACTCGAACGTCGTGAACCTGACGGTGACTGCGACCTGACGATGGCGTACGCGACTGCCGCCGAGCTCGCCGCCGCGTTGAACACGACGGTGACTGCCGAGAACACGAAGGTGCTCGACGACTGCCTCGGATCGGCGACGATCGAGATTGACCACTACCTGCAAGTCGAAGGGATCGCAGTGGCGACGATCCCGAGTGCGCTATTGACGCGCGTCAACATCAACCGTGCGGTCGAGTGGTTCAAGGCACCGGCGATGTACGCAGGGATCGCAGGTGTGCAGGAGACAGGGACGGTGACCGCGCCGAAAGCGCCGTTCGACGATCACGCCGCGACGCTCCTGCCGTACAAGATGTCATGGGGTCTGGCGTGATAGTCGCCTATCAGCGCGGCGGTCCTGTCGCATCACCGCAGCGTGCGTGGCTGTACGCGGGGGAACAGGTACGTCGTGGGTGAGCTTGCGACACTCCGCGGTCAGGTCGTCGACGCGCTCCGGACCGCGTCCGCGCCGCACACCGACTGGGCGGTCCTCGACCAGCCCGTCGACGGGCTCACGCCACCGGCGTTCATCGTCATGTGGTCGGAGCCGATGCTGTTCGGCCCCACAACCAGCTGTGTCTACTCGGCTGGCGTCGACATCCGGATCGTCAGCACACGCGTCGAACCGGGCGTCGGTCTCGATGTCCTCGAGTTGATGGTCGAGACGGCAGTCTCGGCGCTCGTCGAGGCACGACACCCGATCCGGCAGGTATCGAAGCCCGCGCCGTACGACGTGGACGGGGTCCGGTATCAGAGCGTCGTCGCGTTGTGCACCGCGACGGTGAGCATCACCCAACCCGCGCTGCTTGCAGCATCGAACGGAGGCCACTAATGGCTGTCAGTCCAGTCACCGCCGCACCTTTCATCATCGTCAAGCCGAAGATTCTGCTCGGCAACATCACGACCGGTGTCACCATCGAGTGCGCCGCGAATCAGGTCGACGCGTCTCCCGAGCAGGACGAGAACACGTACGAGACGTTCTGCGGCACGTACACGACGTACAAGCCGGAGAAGTGGGTCATCACCGTGACGGCGTTGCAGTCGTTCGGCGCGGCGGGCCTCTGGACGTTGGTGCGTCCGCTCGTCGGCACGGTCACCGCGTTCGAGCTGCTGCCCGACACGTCGGTGGCACGGTCGGTGTCGAACCCGGCGATGGTCGGCAACGCGCTCGTCAAGGCGTTCCCGTTCCTGACATCGCCGGTCGGCGAGCCGTCCGAGTTCGAGCTGGTGCTGGCCGTCCAGGGCGTACCGACCTTCCCGATCACCTGACCGGTGGCCGCGAACGTCCAGATCGACACGTCGGGCTTGGTGCGGCTCCTCAACCGGATGGAGGGCCGCGCACAGCCCCTCGCGAACGCCGAGTGCACCAAGGAAGCGAAGTCGGTCGTGGAGCAGACGCAGGCGAAGTTGCCTCACCGTTCGGGGGAACTCGCCGACTCGTTGAGCGCGGCGCCGGCGAGCACAGGCGCGATCATCACGTGGGCGGCTGTTTATGCTGCGTGGATCGAGTACGGCGGTTCACGTGGTCGTGCTCGTGTCGCAGGTGGTCGGTATCTCGGTCCCACATGTGCGGGTGCCGACAACCGGATCGCCGCGGCTATCACACGACAGCTCGAACAGGAGGCACGGACGTGGTGAAGATCAGGGTGGACGCTGCGGACATGACGCTCGCAGAACATGCAGAAGCGGCACAGATCGCGGCGGAGAACGGACATCCGACCGACGGACCGGGCGCGCAGTTCTACTCGGTGGCAGCGATGGCGTATCTGGTGCACAAGCGGGTCGACCCGACGTTCACGTACGCGCAGGCACTCAACCTCAAGATGAGTGAGCTCGACCTCGTCAACGAGGACGAGGGCGGAGAAGCGGCCCCGGAAGCCATCGCCGCCAGCAATGGCGGCGCGCCGCAAACATCGCCCGTATCTGGACCCTGAATCCACAGGACGTGCTCGACATGCCGATGGGCTTGCTCGACGAGATGAACAGCATCATCCTCGACGAGCAACGCGCACAGCGTCGAGCGCAAGCACGGGCCCGTGCTCGAGGACGGCACCGGTGATAGCCGTCTATCAGGACCGATGACATGCCGAACACTGCCGATGTCATCGTCAAGTTCCTTGCTGACACGTCGCAGCTCAAGGCGGGGCTGAACGAAGCCGAACGCAGCACGACGGGGGTCACGAAGGCGGTCAAGGGCGTCGGGACCGCTATCACGGGGGCGTTCGTCGCCACCGAGGTCAAGAGCTGGATCACTGCCGCTGAGACTGCCGATCAGGTGTCGGCGAAGCTCGCCAAGACGCTCAAGAACGCCGGTGACGAAACCGGCAACTGGACGAACAAGGCGGAGGAGCTCGCGTCGTCGCTGTCGCGCAAGGTCGGCATCGACGACGAGGTCATCAAGGGTGGGCAGACGATCCTCGCGACGTTCCATGAAGTGTCGGGAGCGGCGGGTCAGCAGGCAGGCATCTTCGACCGGGCAACGAAGGCGGCGGTCGACCTGTCGGCGACAGGGTTTAGCTCGGTCGAAGGTGCAGCGAAGATGCTCGGGAAGGCACTCCAAGACCCCGAGAAAGGACTCGCTGCCCTCGGGAAAGCGGGCGTGCAGTTCACCGAGCAGCAGAAGGAACAGATCAAGGTCCTCCTCGCGAGCGGCGACGCGCTCGGTGCACAGAAGATCATCCTCAAGGAAGTCGAGAATCAGGTCGGCGGCGTCGCCGAGAAATCCGCGACGGGCAGCATGAAGATGTCGGTCGCGTTCGGTGAGCTGCAAGAGTCACTCGGTCGCGCGTTACTCCCGACATTCCTGCGCGTCGCGGACGCGGCGGGTGCGGTCGCTGACGCGTTCGGCACACTCCCCGCGCCGGTCCAACAGTTCGTTGTCGTCGCCGCGCTTGCGGCCACCACGGTCGGCCTCCTCTATTCGGCAGGCGTGAATGTCGTGAGGGGCATGAGTGCGATCGCTGGTGGCGTCGCGAAAGCTGCCGCTGAGATTCCTTATCTGATCCTCCGGTTGCAGATGCTCAACGCGACGCAAATCCTGACCGCGGGTGCGATCGGCCTCGCGGTTGTCGCCATCGCTGGGTTCGTGTGGTGGATGGGCCAGGGCAAGACGGCTGCGGAGGAGGCCGCGGAGGCAGGGAAGCGGTGGGGTGAAGCGCACGTCAAGGCCGCGGAGGCGGCGGGGCAGACGACGCAGCAGACACTCGCGATCCTCGAGCCGCAGTTGCAGTTGTTGAAGGCGGCGTACAAGGGCACCGAGTTCGCGATTCAGGAGTACGGCAAGACGAGTCTCGACGGTGCGGCGTCGCAGCGCGAGTTCGGGATGACGACCTTCGAGGTCACGGAGGCGATGCGTGAGCAGGGCGCGAAGGGCGCGGCCCTGAAAGCACAGATCGAGGAGCTCGAACCTGCAATCAAGAAGCTCAAGGAGGAGCAGAAGCTCGCAGCGATCACGGAGCAGGCACGCATCGCGGACCTCGACCGACTCGCCGCGGCGTCGGAGGGTGTCGCGACGGCGAACGAGACGCAACGCAAGTCGGTGACCGACCTCGCGAACGCGTACCTGGCGGGCCAGGGTGGGGCGCTTGGGTATGAGGCGGCGCAGCTCAACGTCGAAGCCGCGCAGAAGAAGGTCGATGACCTCATCGCGAAGGGCTCGGTGCCAACTTCGTACGAGTACCGCGATGCGGTGAACTCGTTGGAGCAGTCGAAGATTCAGGCGACGAAAGCCGCTTACGACATGCAGGTCACTGAGGGCAATCTCGCCGACAAGCTCAAGAACGAAGGCGTCAGCGGCCTCATCGCGATGAAGAACTCGCTCCTCGAAACGATCCGGGTGCACGGCGACGCGACGGGTGCGGTGCAAGCACAGATCGACAAGATCGACGACCTCATCGCCAAGAACCCGGTGACGACGAAGGTCGATGCCGAGACGAAAGACGCGAACGACAAGGTCGACGAGCACGGTCGCAAGGCTGACCATGCGACCCGGCGACGCAACACGCAGATCGACGTGACGTTGACGCCGTACGCGCAGGAGCAGTTGAACCGGGCAGGGTCGGTCCTCGGCTTCGCGACCGGTGGCCTCGTCCCCGGGTCTCGGTTCACCGCGGTGCCGGCGATCCTCCACGGTGGTGAGCGTGTCGTGTCCGCCGCGCAGCTCGCAGCAGGGCAGTACAGCGGCGCTGGTGGGACCGGGGGACAAATCTCGATCACGGTGAACGTCGCCGCCGGGACCCCGCCCGCTGAGGTAGGCGGCGCGATCGTCGACGCGATCCGGTCCTACGAGCGGACGAACGGCACCGCCTGGCGTACGGTCCAGTGATAGACGGCTATCAGTGACGACGATCTTCTTCACGCCGAACCAGGGCGGGCTCGGTCCCCGCACCGACTGCTCGGTGCGTGTCGTGCTCGGGTACTACCCGTTCGACGCGGGCATCTCGAGATGGGATGAAGCGAAGTGGGATGTCGCCGGTGGCGGCATATGGGAAGGCGGCGCCCCCGTCGACGACGACGTGAGCGCGAACGTCATGGAGGTCACGTACACGGCAGGTCGTGACCAGCCACTCGACCGGTTCCGGACCGGGACGTGCACGGTGAAGCTCTACGACCCCGAAGGCAAATACTCGCCGTGGCTCGACACTGCGACCCCCGCGGTCGATGACGGTGCCATCCGGCCTGGTATCACGCTCCGCACCGAGATAGTCACCGCGACCGGCAAGTACCCGCGGTTCTTCGGTGTCGTCGACCAGATCATCGACAACTGGGCGCAGGTGTCACCCGACCCGGCGAACCCGCACATCGTGACGTTCCGTGCGAACGATGCGCTCGCGACGCTCGCCGCCTACGACGGTGTGCCACAGACCCCAGCGGGCGCGGACGAGCTGACCGGTGCGCGACTCCACCGCATCGCCGACAACGCCGGTTACACGGGGACACGCAACTTCGATGTCGGCAGCGTCGCGTGCATCGCGACGGACCTCGACAAGAACGCGCTCGACGAAGCCGGGTTGACGACCGACACCGAACGCGGCGCGTTGTGGGCCGACGGGCTCGGTGTGTTGCAGTTCCGTGACCGCAACGGACTCGTCGCGGACGGCAGGTACACGGTCGTGCAAGCCAAGTTCGGCGAGGAAGGCATCACCGCACTCCCCGAGGTCCCGACGTTGCCGACGATCGCGGGACTCGCAGCGCGATACAACGCCGACGACGCCGCGTCGATCGCGAGTAGCGCGACGGCAGTGTCGCAATGGAATGACGTGAGCGGCAACGGTCGTCATCTGGTGCAGGCCACGTCGACGAACCAACCCAAGACGGGGACACGCACACTCAACGGTCGCAACGTCATCGACTTCGACGGCAGCAACGACTTCCTCAAGTCGTCGGCGTGGACGCTCGCGCAGCCACTCACCTACTTCGTCGTCGCCGAGACAGACGTGGCGGGCAACCAGCTCGTCATCGACCGGGGGACGAGCGGCACACCAGGCGGACCGATCCTGCAACGCAACTCGACAGGATCATGGGAAGCGTTCGGCGGCACGTCGCTTATCGGCGGTACCGCGGACCTCAACCCGCACGTGTTCGCAGCGGTGTTCAACGGCGCGTCGTCACGTCTCCGGGTCGATGGCGCGCAGGTCGCAGGGAACGCGGGCGCTCAGTCATTCAGCGCGGGTGGCATCACGGTCGGGTCGTCGCGCACACCGTCGCTGTACTGGAACGGCCATGTCGCCGAGGTCCTCGTCTACGCGGGCGCGTTGAGCACGGCGGACATCGAGGCGGTCGAGGACTACCTGGCGTACAAGTGGCTCAACGTGGTGCCACCGGTCGAGGCGGCAGGCGAGATTTGCTACTCGGCGATCCAGCCGGCGAGTGACAACGCGAAGACCCGCAACATCGTGACGATCACCCGTCAGGGCGGCAGTCCGATCACTCGCACGGACCTGACCTCGGTGTCGTTGTACGGCAAGAAGTCGTACCAGCGCACCGACCTGTTGCACACGACCGACGCGGAGAGTCTCGTGATCGCCGACGAGTACCTGGGGCTGTACTCGTACGCCACGAACCGGATCGAGCAGCTCGGGATCGACGTGGCGAACGCCGACCCGGCACACATCGACACGATCATCGGCCTCGACCTCCTGCACCTGATCGAAGTGAAGCGGCGGGCGGTCGGGTTCCAGATCGTCGCCGAGTTGCAAATCGAGGGGATCACGGAGACAGTGACGCCTAGTGCATGGACCGTAAACTTCCGCACGTTCGACGCCGGGCACGTGTTCACGCCCGCAGCGTGGGGTGCGGTCGATTGGGACGAAGGACTGTGGGGCTACTGACATGGGCTTGACCAGCAATGTTGTTGGCAACACCCCGATCCTGTCGTCGTGGGGCAACGAGGTCCGTGACCGCAGCGTGCAGGTGTTCGCGAACGCGGCGGAGCGGACGGCGCAGTGGACGGCACCACCGACGGGGGCGGTGTCGTATCTCGTCGACCAGCCGGGGCTCATGTGGGTGTTCGTCGCGGGTGCGTGGAAGGCGCCGAACGCGATGGGCATTCCGTCCGGCGGCTACATCACCAGCGCGACGGGTGTGCAGATTCCTCCGGCGTCGACGATCGACCTGCCGAGTATGGCGTTCACGTTCACGCCGGTAGCGAACCGCAAAATCAAGATCACGGGCAGCTTGCAGACACACATCAACTCGGGGACACCGGCGACGGCGTTCACGCTCTACATCACGGACAGTGCGAACACGATCTTTGCGCAACGGTCATCGTGGATGCTCGACAATGCGAGCTTCGTGAACCAGCAGACGTTGACGGTGTTCCATGTGATGAACTCGACGGGTGCGGCCATCTCGTTGAAGCTGCGTGCCAACAACTATCTCGGCAGCGCAGTCGGGCTGTATACCGATTTCCAGACGATGATCGTCGAGGACGTAGGACCGGTCTGACATGCCTGACGTGTGGCTCCCCGGAGCGTGGCGCGACTACGGAGCGTGCGCGAACTATCAAGGCGGTTGGAACCGGCTCGAGCTCGCGGTGTCGCACTTCACGGTCGGTGCCGACTCGCGTGGCATCGGTCGTCGTGGCTACTTCCACTGGCTTGTCCACCAGGACGCCGGTCGGGAGAACGGGTGCACGCAGTACGCGCCGATCAACGCCGCGACATGGCATGCCGGCGGGTCGTCGTCGATGCCTGACGCGAACCAGCGGGGACCGGGCATCGAGTTCGAGCGCAGGGTGACGGGCGGCTACAACGATGACGGCCTCGCGAACGCCGAACCGTTGACCGACAATCAGATCGTGTGGGGGCAGCGCATCGTCGACTTCTGCGCCGAGTGGGGCATCGCTCCGGTGATGTACGACGGTCCTCGGTACGGCGCGGGCGGGTGGCGTGGCTGGGTGAACCACCACGACCTCGACCGTGACCGTTACGACGGGCTGACCAACGGGGAGTGGGCTGCGATCATTGGTGGGACGACGCAACCTGACCCGACGAAGCAACGGAACGGAGACAGCGTGCTGTACGTGATTGGCAGTGTCATCGAGGACGGTCGGCCCGATGCCGGTCAGGTGCTCACCGTGCTCTACGACACGGTGAGCGGTGTCGAATGTGCACGGCTCAACGAGCCGTCTGGCGCGTTCGGGTTCGGTGGTGTCGCGTCGTCGTGGATTCAGCAGGGCGCGTTGGCGTACTTCACGTCGCCGCTCGGCGCGTACGTCGTCGGGATGAACATGCAGAAGCTCCGCCAGGCGCACGGCTACCAGGAGTGAATGACGCCCGCGGGCGGCGACCCGTGGGCGAGGTGGTGCTGCTCATCTTGACGGTCGCGATCTGCTTCTGCATCCTGACCGCAATCGTCGCGACGGCGATCATCGCTGTCCTCGAACCGGGCAGCGAGGTCGGTGTCGCAGCGTCAAGTCTCGGAACACTGGTGAGCGCGCTCGCCGGGTTCGTGATCGGACGCGCGCTCGGTGGGGGTCACTGATAGCCGTCTATCCACCCCGGCCTGGTCGGCTGGCCGATCCCACCGCTAGGGTCGCGGACGACGCCGCACCTAGATAGGTACGGCGTCGTCGCATGTCCAGACCACTTTGCCGGAGGACGGACACATGTCGAAACGTACCCCACGCGTCATTGCTGCGATGCTTTGTTGCGTCACTTTTCTCGCGACGACTTCGACTGCTCACGCAGCGAAGGTCGCGTCGCCGACAACGGACCCGGTGTCCGTTCTCACCGCGGACGCGAACGCGTACGGACAGGCGATGATCGTCGCGTTTTGGGACGAGCTCGCACGCTACGAAGCTGCGCGTCTCGAGGCCGAACGTGTCGAAGCGGAACGTGTGGCGGCGGAGGCGGAAGCTGCAAGACTGGAAGCCGAGCGGCGACGGGTCGCCTCTCTGACCCCTGCCCGTCTGAGTCCGACTCCGTCGCCGCTCTCGACTGTCGGTGAGTGCACCGGGTTCGTGATCCCCGACTACATCATCCAACGCGAGTCGGGCGGCAACCCGTCGGCGTACAACCCGTCCGGTGCGTACGGGTGCGCGCAGACGCTCCTGTCGCACTACTCGGGCAGCGGCGTGTGTGCCGGGATCAACCCGTACACGATCGAGGGCCAGCGGGCGTGCGTCCAGATTCTCTACGACCGTGGCGGGCTGGCCCCGTGGGCGGCGACCCGGTGATAGCCACCTATCACCTGCGGACCTGACACACTGTCGGGATGC